AGATTAATAATGAATAATGAATAATGAACGATGGTTGAACGATTATTGAACGGTGGTTGAACGGTGGTTGAACGGTTGTTGAACGATTGTTAAACTATTGTTAAAAAATGGATTAGCCACCGATAAAACACCGTAGAGACGCGATTAATCGCGTCTGTACTTGCACAACAATAAACGACCGATGAGAATAAAAAGAAAAGGAGGTAAGATGACCTTAAAAGAGTTTCAAGAACGCACTGACTGGATGAGCCCTGACACTGAAATAATCGTGAACTTCGAATTAATAGACACGCTTGAAGTATATGACCTGATGACTGACCAGGAAGATAATATGATAGTGCTTATGGCAAAAGTTGAAGGTGAAAATGAAAAGCCTGAGAGAACTACATAATGAAGCCTGTGCGAAGTTTGGAGAGACAGAGACAGTAGCAAGGCTAAGGGCATTTTATGAGGAAATAATAGGAAGCGGAGACGAATGCAAGCAAGGGTGCTTGCATAACAAAGACACGATCCGGCAGATAATAGACGATTTAAATGCCAGGACAAAGGGCAGGTTTAGAGCAAGCAATAAGGCCACAATCAAGCATATCAATGCGAGACTCTCAGAAGGATTTAACCTTGACGATTTCATCGGTGTGAACACCATCCAAACAATGAAATGGCTCAACACTCCCGATGAGAAATATTTAAGACCTCAAACCCTGTATAATTCGGAGAAAATGCCCGGCTATCTTGCCGACTGGAACCGATATCGTGAAAGAGTAAAAGAAGAAGAAAAAGCACAGGTAGAGACGCGATTAATCGCGTCTGTACAACAAAAAACGATAGAAGAAAATCATTCAAAGGAAGCACAATTAATCCTGCAGGCAAAGGCTGATTTACAGTCTAATAAACTCAAGAAATGGAATGATTTTGAGAGCTATCACGAGTTTTGGTGTTATAGCGGAGCCCTCAAAGAGCAGGAATGGAAGCGCTATGAGATGCCTGAAGAACTTCGAAGAATGCAAAGCCGATATATCGCAATCAAAATAAGCGGAAATAAAGAACGCATACGGGAATTTGAACAGATATACCGGGGATTGGTTGAACGATTGTTGAACGGTGGTTGAACGGTGGTTGAACGATGGTTGAACTATTGTTAAACTATTGCTAAACTATTGTTAAACTATTGTTGAACTATTGCTAAACTATTGTTAAAAAATGGAATAGCCACCGATAAAACACCGATGAGAATAAAATGCAAGCAAGGGTGCTTGCACAACAATAAACGGAGGAAAACATGGGAAGACAAGACAAGATCAAAGAGGAACTGACAAAAGTTCCACCATCTTATTTTAGTAAAACAGAAGATTGGATGTATAAAGTTGCATTCTTTTGCGTGGGAAGCGGAATTAAGCTTTCTCTCTGTGTAAAATTGCTTGAATGTGAACCGAATAAGGAAGCAAAACGGATTCTTCATTGTTTGATATCCTGCCTCGAATGTACCGAGTATAAAGGTTTTCAATTCTCCTTACAAAGGGATCGTCACTATCAAATGGCCAAAAATGAAGCATATAGTTGTTCTGTAGCTGATAAAAGAAATCAGGACAGGATAATAGATTATATATTATCCTCTTACGCAGATCAAATTGAGGAGAAGGAGCAATTTTACCCCACTCCAAATGAATCAGCCATAGAGTTAGAAGAACTAATTCAGCGAATATATCCTCCGGACACCGTTGCCGGCTGGATTGAATCTGCATTACATCCAGGGATAAAAGCACTTCTATCATCTTATCCCTCTTCCTGTAATAGATTAAGTCAATTAAAACAGCATTTGGTCCGCCTATCAGACAGCGATGAAATAATCGATCCAATTGCTGATCTCTTAGCAAAAACGGTAGCAGTTCAAACGCCTGCTTAACATAGGCACGGTCATTGTCATTAAGCATAAACAACTCCTTATAGATTAAAAATTAAGAGGAGCATATACAGATAAAACAATATGTCAAGAGAAAACAAAATAAACGGAGGAAAACATGGAATATAACAATAAAACACAAGAAGCTTTAAGAGTACATACTAAAATCAGCAGATTACAAGAAGAAGTATGCGAGACAATTTGGCAAAGCATTGAAGGACAAATATTATTAAAAGGGCTTGATGGTTTTTTGCAAGATCATCAAGGCAAGATGTGCTTTAATGTCAAAATAATCCGTACCGCTAATAAGATCAAGGCAGTTGTTGAGCAAGTGAAAGACAGCGATTGATTTATCGTTGTTTTTTCTAAACAGATTACAAAAAATATTAGGATTAGCCAAGTTAATAAAATTTGACAATTCTTTTTTTGCATCATTGATAACATCTTCAGATATTTCAGAAAGTTTAAGTTTTTTTGCTGACTTTCTAATTTCATCAGGGACTGTTAATTTTAAAAAATCCTTAACAATTTTTTGTTGATTTGTTTTATAAAAAAAGAATTCTAAATTGCCTTTATAGTGGCATTTATCAGCATAATCAGCCTGTTTGTAGTACATAAACAACTCCTTATAGGTTAATAATTAAGAGGATGATACACGAATAAAAGAATATGTCAAGAAAAAACGAATGATAAAACACCGAAAACAACAAAGTGCAAGCAAGGGTGCTTGCACAACAATAAACGGAGGAAAACATGGGAAGAAAGAAAAAAATAACAACAGAACTACCAGACAAATTAAGAGATCACAACGGTGATATGGTGCCAGTCAAATACATCCCCGAACACGATTTAAAACGCCATAAAGCAGTTAGCGAAATCATCAAAAAAGCCAAAGAATTAGAGGCTCAAATCTCAGAATTTAAGACCTTTGCCGTAGGGACAAGCGATGAATTTATCAGTGAAATGATAGTTGAAAGCGGGCTTGATGAGACGAAATTTAAAGGCAATATCACACTTTATAATTTCGACAGAAGCGAACAGGTAGAAGTCAACAGCCACGAATTTATAAGCTTTAACGAGAAAATAGGCATTGCCAGAGGACTGATAAACGAATGCCTGGAAGAATGGACAAAAGGCTCTAAAAAAGAGATTTCTGTTCTGGTGAGTAAAGCCTTTAAAACTGACAAACGAGGCTTCTTAGACACTAAACGCATAATAGAACTACTATCCTATGAAATCAATGACGAGAAATGGCAAAAGGCAATGGAAATCATTAAAGAATCAATCACCGTCAGCCATAGGAAAAAGTATTACAGTTTCAGGATAAAAAACGATAAAGGCGATTGGGCAAGGATAGTGCTGGATTTTAGCGGAGCGGAAACGACTGCTTCGCAGAATGAATACCGGAATAGCCACCGATAAAACACCGAAAACAATAAGGTGCAAGCAAGGGTGCTTGCACAACAATAAACGGAGGAAAACGGGGGTTTTTTGCCACCGATGAAACACCGAAAACAACAAGGTGCAAGCAAGGGTGCTTGCACAACAATAAACGGAGGAAAACGGGGGTTTTTTGCCACCGATAAAACACCGAAAACAATAAGGTGCAAGCAAGGGTGCTTGCACAACAATAAACGGAGGAAAACGGGGGTTTTTTGCCACCGATAAAACACCGAAAACAACAAGGTGCAAGCAAGGGTGCTTGCACAACAATAAACGGAGGAAAACATGGAAATAATAGTAACAATCCTGCTTAGTATATTAGTACTGGCAGTTACAGTCAAAAGATACCGGGCAATAATCGATCTTAAAGAAGATGAAATCATCTTTTTAACAGGAAAAAACATAGAGCTTAAAGAAGATGTAGCACGCAAAGAACACCTTTTAAGCGATTTAAGAGACAAATGCAGCGGACTGATAGCAAAAAACAGAAACCAAAAAAGCCAAATTTCTCACAATGAAAAACAACTTAAAATCCAGCGAAAAGAAAAAGAAAGCATAATGAAACAAGTCAGGCAATTAGAAAAGCTGCAGGATGATCTCGAAACGGATTATGATAATTTAAGGTATGTTTTGGAAAGAACAGAGAGGGATCTGGAAGTGAGTCATGAATTAGGTAGAGACGCGATTAATCGCGTCTGTAAGAAAGGGCAACCACAAGAGATTGAGCATTCATTTAAGGAAGATAAAGACAGATTTGCAGATGTTTTGGAAAGTAGAGACGCGATTAATCGCGTCTGTACTGCCGGATTTGATGCAGAACAGGAGGCTAAATCATGCGTATCTATGAAATAACATATAAAGATACAGACAGTAAAATGACAACAAAGTTAGTAATAGCAAGAGACTGGCATTCACTTAGCGTTTATCTTGAAAAAAAAGTATGGGCTGATACAATTAGTAAAATAGAGGTTTTACCGAGTGATGTAGCGGGGTGATTTAATGTAGAGACGCGATTAATCGCGTCTGTACGAATAAAGAAAAGGGAGATTGTAATGAAATGCAAACAATGCGGACACAAATTGAAAGTAGTGCGGACAGAAGAGATAGGTGAGAATATTTACCGTGTCCGCATTTGCACTAAATGTGGTGAAGTGGTCCGAACAGTCGAAGAAAAATGGGTAAAGAAAACGGATAATTAGCCACTGATAAAACACCGAAAACAATAAGGTGCAAGCAAGGGTGCTTGCACAACATTAAGGTGCAAGCAAGGGTGCTAACAATAAGGTGCAAGCAAGGGTGCTTGCACAACATTAAGGTGCAAGCAAGGGTGCTAACAATAAGGTGCAAGCAAGGGTGCTAACAATAAGGTGCAAGCAAGGGTGCTTGCACAACATTAAGGTGCAAGCAAGGGTGCTTGCACAACAATAAACGGAGTAAAGATGAAAAATCTGTTATTATTAAAGAGGTTGTACCGACAAAATGCGGTAGAGCCATTTAGTGAAAAGGAGTTGAAACGGCTTTATGAGGCTTTTGTAGAGACGCGATTAATCGCGTCTGTACGAATCAAAAAGAGTTATGAAGATTTTGTCAAGGTAAGCGATGAGATTTTGAAATTAAATGAGACTGTGCGAGCAGAATTTGTCAAAATAATGGAAAACTGGGAGCCTAACCCGATGGCAAAGCTCCCTCCTTTTGATCAGTTTCGTTTTGAATCAAACACTGCTTACTTTCGTGCAGTAAGCCGCGATAACCTCAGACAATACCAATCCGAAGGAGTAGAAAAGGTTCAGATAGTTGCCTATATAGACGACAGGACAAGCCCAACCTGCCTTGATATGCACGGGAGAGTGTTTAATATTTCAGGCTATGAGGATAAACTCGGACAAAATACAAGCACCCCCAATCCTGACGAAATGCTCGGTTATGCCGGCAGACCTACGACAGATATAACAACTATCCTGCCACCATACCACTTTAATTGCCGAACAACCTTTATTGCTTACGAAGAGCCGAAAACACTGTCAGGACAGGCAAAAGACTTGTTACTAAATCATGAAAAGATTACCGCTGATGTTGTTAAGCCTCTTTTAAAAGAAGCATTAAAGGCAAAATGGAGCAGTTTAGCCAAACGAAAAGAACATAGTAAAAGACATGGCATTAAAGAAATGCAACTTTCAAACATTCAATATAATCAAAATATTACAGACAATATTCGTAGAGCCGGTAGAGATATTACTTTAGTGGTTGACGAAAAAAGTCAAAATCTTTTAATGTACTTTTATCGTTACAATCACACAAATAAACAGGGTATTAACAAATTTCTACTTACGGTTATAGATTTATCTAACAATAATATAGTTACTCATTTCGTAACAAACTTAGCAGGAATAAATAAGAAATTAGATGCAGCATTAAGATCATCAAAAGATAAAGGAAGGAAAACAATTAAGAAGGCAGGTCGCACCCCAAAATTTAAGATATCAGACCCTATTGATGACGATGAAAAAGTAAATTATATAGAAGACTATGTTAGTTGGTTTTTTCATCCCTCTATGGAATTTCAATGGGATTTCGACATGGAACAACGATATAGTTTATACCTTTTAGAAATGAAGGGAGGACTTACTGCTGAAGAAATCAAGATCCTTAAAGAACAGGACAAGAAATATTACAATAATTATTGTAATGGTAAATATAAAATCCCCTTTAAAATGGATGACGAAATAGCGGATTTTTTTGAATGGCTGGGCGAGGTGATTGAACGATGGTTGAACGGTGGTTGAACGATGGTTGAACGGTTGTTGAACGGTAGTTGAACGGTAGTTGAACGATTGTTGAACTATTGTTAAAAAATTTGGGCGACAAATGACCTGGCAGAGACACGATTAATAGTGTCTCTACTGTTCATTTTTTAAAGCCATTTGAATGGCGAGTTTTAAGAAAGGCACAGGTTTTTTGCCTTTCTTTTTCATATTAATCGCAATAGCCCACGCAATGTTAGTAATAAGACGATCTTCCAGGTCGTCTTTTTTTATTTGGTTTTTTCTTGAAACACCTTTATTTGCTTGCTTTGTTTTTTCCCAGGCTGATCTAAAAGAGCTTTTATGGATACCCTTGACTGCTACCCATTTTTTAATGGGTGCCAGGGGTGGCATATGAGGTTTTATCCCTTCATGCAGATACTTTGCATATTTAAGTTTACTGTTGCCAGGATCATTAACGAAAAGCTCAATACGGGGGTTTTCATCGTCAATAATTAGTTTGGCCTGAATAGAAGTCCTTAAAAGCCCCGTACAGACCATTTTTTCGTCATCAATAATCTTAATGGCATAAGTTCTTAGCTTATGGGTTAATTTCTCCAAATCGGGCTGAATAGAGGCTAAAAATTGGGTTTTATTAAACATGTTATGCTCCTAATGCGGATTTTTTTGCCACCGATAAAACACCGATGAGACGCGTCTGTACTATATGAAAATTTGATTTTATGCCCTGACGAGCCGTCAGGGTTCCATTTATAGCCACCGATAAAACACCGATGAAAATAATGAACGATGGTTGAACGGTTGTTGAACGATGGTTGAACTATTGTTAAACCATTGCTCCACTATTGTTAAACTATTGTTAAACCATTGCTCCACTATTGTTAAACTATTGTTAAAAAATTTGCACATTATCGATGGTTTTTTTGTTTGAAATGATGTCATACAGCATAGCAAGAGCCCAGAATTTATCACCGTGATGTTCGTTAGACTCAGCATTATAGCTAAAGATGTTAGTCCTGTTGGCACTTCTTTTGATAGAGAGGATGTGATTAATAAGAGAAGGGTCGTTAGGAATACGAAGCTTCTTTTCTTCAAAGGCTCGTCTGAGGTTTTTAGCCATTCTTTCTTTAACAGCCGGAGCAAAGGCATAACCACGAATGACAGAAGGATAGATAAAAGACAAGTCCTCCCAGAGATTGTAACCAATACCGCCTTTATCAATAGCAAAAACAACCGCATTGTTTGCTTTAATGAGATCAACAAAGGTTAATTTTTGATTATAAAAGGCACATTTTTTAAGAGAATCAATATGATTGACAATAAGCGTACCTGTTTCATCGGTAAAGCCTCCAATAATGGCAGTTTCATCCTTTACCCTACCGATATCGGCAGCGAAATATGTAGAGACGCGATTAATCGCGTCTGCATTATTAATACAAGGCTCAATAAGGTTGTATGAGATGTAAGAATCAGAAGTATCCAGCGGTAAGCATTCATAAGCCATAGCGAATTCTTCCGGAGAAAACAAGCCGCGCAGTTCATCAATATTGATATCAAGTCCTTGTTTTACCGCATCATGAATAGTAATCAGATGTTTAGAGAAAATCTTGTTATTTTCCCAGATATCCCAGAACTTATCAATCCTTGATTTTGGAGTTGAAATGACGGTTATTTTCCCCTGTGCTGCAGTAATAGCCGGTACAAGAGCCTTCCACACCTCAGAGTCATGAATCATAAAGGCAAATTCATCAAAATAGACATCACCCGCAAAGCCTCGGGCAGTTTTCCAATTGGTTGCAAGAGCCTTGATGACAGTACCGTTAGCCATTTCAATTTCTTGAGCTTTGTCGCTAAATGGTTCTATATCCATAGCCTTAAGATGTGTTCTGACATGATCCAGAACAATAAAAGCGTTTTCCTGTGAGGCAGAGATAATAAGCTGGTTTTTCTTACGAATCAAGGTACCGATAATCATTTCCAAAGCAATAAGATACGAAAAGCCTATCTGCCTTGATTTATTGGCAATTCTAAAACGGCTTTTATCAATCAAAAAGGCTTTTTGGTAGTCTCTAAGCGTTTTGACTATATATTTTTGAATGTTTGATTTGATAAAATCAGGGGTAGTGTTAAAGATGGGGATCATGGATTAGCCACCGATAAAACACCGTAGAGACGCGATTAATCGCGTCTGTACAGGGCATGCCCTGTCTGTACGACGATTAATCGCGTCTGTACAATTCTCAATTATTTTATATTTCCCAGGCATTTAACTCCCAAGCTTCGAGGTTGTTGTTTTTTGAGAGGTTAGAAATGATGTAATGTTTGTTTTTTAGATAGATTTGATCAAATAGTTTAAGTTCATACTTAGAAGTGTCATCGATAGTAAGCTCTACTTCAAACTTTTGACCTGCAAGGTTTTCGTAATAAATATTCATATTTTCTTTAAGGATAGCAGTGTCGCCGATCAGATTATCTAAAGTATTGATTTCCGGGAGTGCTCTGTTAAGTCTTTTAATGGTCATTTTAATAATATCAGCCTCGTCAACCAGGTGGATTTGGCCTGTAGTTTCTTGTTTATTTTTGAGGTGTATTATGCCTGTAGAATCACAAGTAAGAGTCAAATTATGTAATAAGAGCATAGTCTTTAGGACAGTCATATATTGAGTTTGTTCGCCATTGTTTTCGTAAAATCCTTTAGGGTATATTTGGTAAGGTATGATGTTGCCTGTAAAATAGATTTCTTTTTCTTCAGGTGCAGTATTGTAATTAAAATCAGGGGTTTCAAATACGAAATAATTGCCTTTGCTGTCTGTAAAATCTTGGTATAATGTATAGTTATAATTGTTTAAGAGACTTGTAACAGCCCCCCAAGAAGTAAAGTCAAACTCTTGTTCGAGGGGTTTATTGTCAAAAAAACAGATATTGTTATAGAATTTATACTGAAGAGCATAGATTTTAACCACAGAAATAGCCGGTATTCCATTAATAAGCTTATATCTATAGGCTACAATTTTTATCATAAATCGGGTAATTTGGTCAATTTCACAAAATCCTGCTTCTGCAATATGAAAATATAACCATGACTGAAAGTCTTTCAGTATCTCCTTCCACTTGATTTTTTGTATGACGATGTGCGTTTTATTAATAGTCAAAGGCTGATAATTAGCCCAATTAAGGGTCATCGGCAGGTCAGTCAACAGGTTAATCTTTTGTGCAAAATAACGAACGCAATAATCAGGAGAATAACCATAAAGCAAAGCAAATAGCATTTTAGCATCCGAGAATTTCTCAAATAATTTCAATTTATCATAAGCAATAATTCTAATTTCTTCTGTTTCTTCGTCATAGCTACATGAAGAGGTGTCCACAATCCCGGTAAAGACAAGGGAATTGTTTTCATAAAAACGGATCATAAAGTTCCAGATATAGCGAACACTTTCATAGTTTCCGGAGAGTAAGTATTCATTAAGCCAATTATCCGGATAACAAGAGAATTCAAGCCTTACAGGTTCATGCGAAAAGTAGTCATTTCCTGCTATTTTTTGACCGCTAAGCTTTGGATCAATCGCTGAATTATGGTCAATAGAATGTTGAAGTTGATGTCCGTTATTAATAAAATCTATCCTGTAATTTGTCATATTTTACCACCTGCTCCTGATTAATTCACCTTTTTCGTTTTGTTCGTTAAGGGTAGCCGGGTCAGCTTTTTTGATGATTTCGTTAGCTGAAATGTGGTTATGAACTGTCATTTCTTTGTCTAAAAGTGCTTGTTTTAGTTCTTTTAACTGCTCCACAGTCTCATTTAATTTCAAAATCAGGGGATTATCATTATTATCCGCCAAGGATTGTCGGTGTACGATAGCACCACCGTTTGCCATTACTGCCGAAGGTGCAGGCACGGAGGGTAGAGACGCGATTAATCGCGTCTGTACTGCTGATTTTACTGCAGACAGAGGGGAAAAATTAAGGAAATCAAAAAAGCCTTTACCGAGTTCTTTAACTCTGTTTTTATTGATTATATATTCGTCGCCTTCTGCTTCTATGAGTATTCCTCCGTTTTCGTGTGAATTACCCCTGAGCAGTCCGGAGAGTCCCCCCATTTTCGCTTTAGGAGGCTTTGCTTTATCTATGGCACTTAATTGTCTTAGTCCTGTGGCAATTGCAGCGGCAAAGGCAATAGGTGCAAGTGTTGGTCCTATGATTGGTATTCCTACTACTGCACGATAAGCAGACATTGCAGCTGCAGGAGTTTCCATAATAACCTGTGCTTTTTGCAAAGCTTTAGAGGCATTAAAACCGAGAGTGCCAAACTGAGCCATATTATTAGCCATTTGTCCGAGTCCTTGACCGTGAGATTTCATGCGGTTGAGCATTGAGTCCAGCTCAAGTGCTTCTATAGCTTTATTTTTTTGTGCAGTTATCTGTTCTTCAGTATATCCTTGTTTGATGAGGAGTTCAGATCTTTTTTCATAAAATTGTTCTATGTGTCTTATTTGTTGGTTAAGTCTTGCCTGATGAGGATCTTCCATAAGCAGTTTTTCTTGTTCAAAGTCCCAAGCAGCCTGCTGCATAGCTCTTTCTTCTGCCAGTCTTTCCCTTTCGATATTGGCAAGTTTTAGGGCTCTGTCTCTTTCAAAGTTGATTTTTTGATTAAGTACCTGTTGATATTCTATACTGTCTTTGCCATAGAGATTTAGGAGGTATTGCATATATTCGGCATAGACGGTTTTTAGTTCTTCGGTTACCTTATAATTGTTTTGTCTTTTGAGGTTGAGCAGTTCCAGTTCTTTTTGATATGCTGCTATGATTGGGTCTTGTTGGGGGGATTCTTCGCTATCGCTCAGAATGACATGCCCTGACGAGCCGTCAGAGTTCCAATGCCCTGACGAGCCGTCAGAGTTCCAATGCCCTGACGAGCCATCAGGGTTCCATGTTGTGGGATTCATTGCCTTTTCTGCGGTTTTACCTGCTTCTTCCCATATATCTTTAGCCTTCTTCCCGGCGTCGGCAAAACGATCCATTGACTGAGTAAAGGCTGTTGTAAATCCGTTTGTAACTATGTTTATAAAGCCTTGAAAGTCACCTGTAAAGAGTGCTTTCAGCATATCTTTTATCTTGCTGAATGTATTTTTGATAATGTCCACCATACCTGCCAGGGCATTTGTAAAGGCTTTCATATATTCCCAGGTGATGAGTAATGATGCCTTGACGAATTCCCAGGCTTGAGCAAATCCACCGACATGGTTAATTGCGACGGCTATACCTGCCACCAGAGCACCGATTGCCACTATTACAAGCCCGATTGGGTTCATTGTCAGGGAGAGATTGAGTGCTATTTGTGCCACTTTCCAAGCTGACAAAGCCACTACCAACGAACCGATTGCTGCTACTGCAGTTTTAAATATACCGGGATGATCATTAAGCAGGGAAGCAAAGCTTGTAAGTACAGAGATTACAGGTAATATAGCCGATTTTATCAAATCTCCTATTTTTTCTTTCAGATCACCGACCAGGTTTTGATATTGCTGGATAGCACCTGCTCCTGTTTTGGTTTCATCCTGAGCCATTTTAAAGCCGTTTGCCATAGCTTCCTGCAGGATTGCCATTTTTTCGGCTTCTGTTTGTGCAGTTCTGAGAGCAGGGATGTATCTTGATAATTGAGCGTATTCACCTTCATAGGCAAGTGCTATGCCTTTGAGTGCTGTTTCCTGTGTTAGTCCTGCACTTTCAAAGGCTTTAGCAAGTCCCAATGCACCCTGTGTTGCTTCTTTTCTTTTTTCTTCAGCTATACCCATATTTACAGACATTGTAAGTAGTTTTAGTGTTTGCTCGTCTCCGGTAGTGGTTACTTTTTGCATAGCAGAGGCAAAATCGTTGTATGACTTTATGTTTTCAGTGGTTGCCTGTCCTTTTGTTTGCAGTGCAGAGATTAGGTCATTTTCTGCCTTTTCCTGAGTGTTGGAAAGGTTTAAAAAGCTACTCAGTGAGGAGTTTAACATCCCATAAACAGAGGTCAGAGCATTAAGTCCAAGTCCGAGCTTTGCAAGGCCTGTCATTGCATTTTCTGTGTCGGCTTTGATGTTGATTTCTTTAGAGTCAGGTATTTTGTTGATTTGAGCTTCTGTGTCATTGGCTGAGGCTATGGCATCGCTTGCATCGGCTGAGATTGCTACATCAACGGAGTTTATGTTATCTAAGGCTTCTTCTGCTTCACTACTGTCAATATCCAAAGACACAGGTTCTTGTAATTTTCCAAAAACCTGCTTTAATCTGTCTTCTGTTTTTTTGAGGTTGTCTATTACTGCTGATATATCAAGCTTTAACTCATATCTTAAATTATTAGCCATTTAATTCCTCTTTTTTTTTGCCACCGATAAAACACCGATGAGACGCGTCTGTACTATATGAAAATTTGATTTTATGCCCTGACGAGCCGTCAGTGTTCCATTTATTGCCACCGATAAAACACCGATGAGACGCGTCTGTACTATATGAAAATTTGATTTTATGCCCTGACGAGCCGTCAGTGTTCCATTTATTGCCACCGATAAAACACCGATGAGACGCGATAAATCGCGTCTCTACTCTGACTCGTATCTTTTGCAAATCCAAACTGCCTCATCAAGCTCCAAATCATCATCATATTGCCCAATTGACCTTAAAATATAGATGTATTCAAGAAAGACATTATCTGTACAGACAGGGCATGCCCTGTCTCTACAATTCATATTTGTGGCTTTATCATTGCCCTTAGGGAGTTTGGCAAGAACTTGGCAATACCGGTAAAAAAAGAGTCAATGAGTCCTCCGACTTCTTCGGCTTCCATTTCTTCAAAGTCAGCCTGATTATCTCGGGTAATTACCTGTAAAAACTCAACCAGTTTCCCCTCATCGATAAGCTTATCTAACAAGCTTCCAATGTTTTGTTTTTGCATTAATTCCTCTGAGCCGATACCCAAATCATTGGCTATTCTTTTGACCTGTTTTAATGTTTTGATATTAGTATATATTTTCATTTCTTCATCTCCTTTAAAAATAGTTTTAAAAACTCTGTACTTGCCTTAATAAAGCGTTCTTTATAATGATTCTCGGTATCTGCCAGGATGTCTTCTACTGTATTGAGGTATTGTCTGTAATTGTTACAGTGTTGCTTATAAAACTTGTTTGTAGCACTCTCTCCTATGTACTCAATCAACCTGTTTCTGACATAGGCAGACCCGGAATCAAGTTCGTTTTTGATACACTCCCAGTGTTGTATATCAATGGTATAATTATCTAATATATGAGAAATGACAGAGATAAACTTTTCAGCTTTTTCACAGGCTGCATTTTTCCAACCTTTAGAGGTGTATTGTGCTATATAATGAATCTTGATTTGGTTCATTTTCTGGATAAACTCACTGTTTTGTTTGTTTATCTCAAAGTAATTGATGATTTTTTCATTATTTTTACTGATTTTAGCCAGATATACCTTACCTATTATGGTTATTATTGCCAGCATTACCGGTGTTATTACGCTGATTGCTATCTCTGTCATTTTATCTCCTTTACAGACGCGATAAATCGCGTCTCTACATTAATTTTGATATTCTGTTACTAATTCGATTTGCATATCGTGATTGTCTATTTTTTGCATATCATCTATACAAATCAGTGCTTTTTTGATATTGTAAAGTGCCTCTATATACTTATTTGCAAACTCTTTACCGCAATTAATGCAGCAAGATGAAATCCTGACATTTACACTTACAGGCAATTCTACGGCAGTGCCACAGTTGTTGCATTTAAAGCGTAAAGCTTTTATTTCATCAAGGTTTGAGATTAGTGTTTTTTTTGACATTGTTTATCCCTTTCTCATCATTTCAGCCAGTTCTTTAGCTCTGTTTCCGACCTGTTTAGCCCATTTAGAGTCCAGCATTTCTTTGGCTGCATTATTATATTCCTTAACTCTTAAATAAGCTATCGTCTTACGAAATTGTAAAAGTCCGAAGATGCCGAGATTAAAGCACATATTCACCAGGACAAGCTTTCTGGTATCGTTCAGCCTGAGATATATGTCGCCGAGGTGTGTTTGCAGTTGGCTGATACAATCATTTAAGTCATTATCCAGCATAAACATTGCTTCAGCTTTACTGATACCTCTTGCATCAAGGTTTCTGCCTACTCCGATGGTCAGGGCACCACTTGTGCATTTATACGGATTCAGGACAAGTCCCTCGTGCTTAATCAACTGATTTTTACACATTAGCATAAAAACTTCACTACTCATTGCTTAGCCCTGTGTAGCTTTAGGAATTTCATTGTAAACCATAAAGCCGGTAGATGTCGGTCCTACAAATTCTGTACTGATAGAGGCATTAAATGCGGATTCTGCTTCATAAACCCAGTCGCAAACCCAACGCTTATCATTGAATATCATTACCGAATCTCCTGTTTTGCTTTCAAGGATAATTGTTCTGTTTTTCTTGCCAAGTTCTACTTCAAGCCATTGTTTTCTGGCTTGTGTAAGACCAACCAGGCTAATCTCTATAGTGTTAGTTCTTTTACCCTCTAAGGTGTAATTAAGCGTCTTAAACTTAGTTACCTTACTCTCTAATTTAAAAGGTTTTTCGGCAAGATCAGAGAGTTTAGTGAATTTAGAGCTTAACTCGGTTTCTTTAACTGTCAAATTTGCAAAGGCAGTGTCTGCCGTTGCTTTTGTATAGTTTCCGTCAGCGATGTAAAGACTTCCACAGGCAAAGATTGCAGAGTCCTCAGAGAACTCTGCCACACCACTCGGAAAGGTTATTTTTGAGATTGTCATTTATCCCTCCTTTATTTTGTTGTACAGACGCAAAATTTTGCGTCTCTACCCGAATTGTTCGTCAAGATGAGCCAGCTTTTCTTTTGAGTCGGATCCAAAAGCACTGTATAGTATTTCAGCAATAATCTCTACTGCTGCATCGTCAACCTTGTTCTCTGTTTTACTTGCTAACTCTCTGAGTAATTTTATGATTAAATCTACAACTGCTTCTGCATTAAGTACTCTGAAAATCACCATTAAGAGCCATTTTAAACTATTTTTCATT